GGGAGGGGTGTGGACTTGTGTGAAGATTTTCCCTTGTGGTTTTTTTTATTTGTGTATTATTTTTTTTTGTTCTGTGACCTCGTTGTTACTTTGTTTTGTTTAAGCCTCTATTATATTTTTTTTGCGCTTGCCTGTCAAGTTTTTTTTATTTAGGGCGTGTCGTTTTTTTTATTGACACTGTGTCAATGGTTGTATATACAACAATCTGTGTTTGACTAAGTTACGGTAACGTAACCGTAGCTATCGGCCGGTCGGTAGCTGTCTTTTATTTTTTTGCTTTGTTTTGTTTTCGGGCGTGTCGTTGTTTTGTTTGTGTTATGATGTAGTTATCAAGTTCAAGGGAAAGGAAAATAAAATGATTAATTTTACTGCATATGTTACCGAGTTCGAGAAGGATAATCGATACGAGGTGACTATTGAGGGAGTTTGGAGTGGTTTTACTTCCATCGATGGGCTGGAAGATAATTCTACTCTTTCGTTCCAGCGGGCGCTTGCGGGTATCGTAGAGGTTTTCTTAAGCAACGACTACGATATTAACATGGTCTCTGCTAAAAGCCGTTCTAGGGAAGGGCGCCCGTGCCGTAAGTACGTTATCTCGATTAATGACGGAGACTGACGTATAAAAGTAAAGCCCCTAGGCCAACAGTCTAGGGGCTTTACTTATGTCATACAAGGTATTGTGTCGTACCGTTTACGGCTTTTAGCGCGACATATCGTGTCTTGCCTGACCCGCCGACATAGTGTGCCCAAATATATCCGTCTGCGATCGTGGTGCCACTCATGAGGTTGACAGTCTGTCCTTTGCGGTATTGTGCCACGATCTGACTGTGGATGCTTGGCGCTGAACGTACGTTGAGCACGTCAACGTTGACTCGATAGGCGCGTGCGGTAGTGGTGGTGTTGTTGCCGCTGTTGCGTGGATAAAAGTAGCCTATGATACCTCTTTTACCGATATTGACGTATCCGGCCTTGTTGGGGTTTTGTGACATGGTGGTGATTGTGCCATTGCCGTTGTCTTTAATTACGATGGCGACATGGTTCATGCCACTGCGTTTCCAAAACGCCACGTCACCGTAGGTTGGCGTATAGTTGGCTGACTCTTTGGTGAAAGCGTTTTGCAATGCGCGACTGCGTTCGTACCGCGCCGTGTATACGCTTGCCGCGTATCCGTCTACGGTGTTCGTATCGGCGGCTGGGATGCCGTACACGTGACGCGCGTAGGAACTCCATAAGTCCCAGCATTGTCCGCCATATGCGCCGTCCATGTCGATGGTTTTGCCGTTGACTGAGTTAATCCACTCTTGGATGTTCATTTTTTGCTCCTTTACACGGTTTGTGTTAGATATAGTATTGCTGTGAGCCACGGTATTATGGTTGCTAGCATAAGCTGGACGGCTCCTTTACGATACCGCTGTCCAGTCTTAAGGCGCGATAGGCAGTATGCCGTCCATCCTACGATTGCTAAAATGCTGAGCACGTAGAATGCTAATATTCGGTTCATTTGTTGCCGTGCCTTGGCTTGGTGTTGTTCTGTGCGAAGATCTGCATGAATGGCGCGTCTGCTAATTCGGGATTGATTACGGTTATATTCTCCAAAATCGACGTGAGTTCAATTAAGCAGATACCGCCAACCGTGCAGACGAATACGGACACCGGTAGCCCTAAATCGACATGCAAGTTAACCTCGTCGATAAACCATGCTGTCAGTACGAGAATGAAGTAGGCGAACTTGTGGCCTAGCCCCTCCCGCATTTTTTTTGAACTCAAATTATCTTGCATGATGGCTTTCGCCACGCCGGTTACGTAATCGGTGGTGATGAAGAACGTGACTGCGATGGTACACCATACGTCCGCTGTTGTCATTGTTGCTGTTCCTTCCTATTTTCCTAGCAGTTCTCCGATTATCAAACCAAAATCTGCTTTGACTTGTGAGTCGTCGAATCTTATTTTACCTAGTCGATAGCCGGTTGTGAGTCGGCGTATTATATCATCTGATTTTTTGACGTACCATGTTCTTTCGTCAACGTGGTTCGGGTCGAGTGTGTAGACGGGGCGAGTGCTGTCTTTAGGAATACGCCGTGAAACATATTGTGAAACACGTCCGTCTCGTTCAGACACGGATATCCATATGCCGAAACGCGCGTAATCGGTGGTGTCTAGAACGTAGGACAGCTCGCCGTCGCTAGGAATCGGAGCTATCAACGTATCCGACTCGTCGCGGAACTTGTTACGTATTGCATAATCGGCATAGTCGCCATCGTACTTTTCGAGAAACCGTCCGAACTTTGACTTGGCGACTTTGGCCGAAAAACCACCATAGTCCGCTAGTTCGAGACAGATAAAACCACCGCAATACAATCTATATTGTTGCCGGTTGGCCTGCTGTGCGCCAATATCCAAACGGTATTTTGCGAAATAGGGGTTAGCCTTTTGAACCGCGTTCGACAGGAATAGTACTTTTGTCCTATCCTGCCACCTATCGACGGTGTTGTAAAACTCGCTGAACGAGTTTACTTCATTACTTAAGAATCTGAGATTGTCTGGAAAGATCTCGTCGAAGATAATGAGATGCACGTTTGGATAAGCGACTGATTTCAGTCCGCCCGCCTGAGATAGTGCGACGAAATAACAGCATGTACGCCAGTCCTTTTCATCCCATGAAACCTTATGAATCTGCCCTTTTTCGCCGTTGACGCGAAACTCGTAGGACGGGAAGAATTCTTGAATATCCTTGAAAAAGGTCTCTTTCCTATGCTGTTCGACGTCTGTACGGCGTAGATAAATGAACTCATGGCCGTGCTTGAGATATTCCTTGATGCCATACCGTTTCGCGGCGAACGTCTTGCCTAAACCGCGCGCGCCGATCACGAAATTCCACGGCGCGTTCCGCGTCAACAGATTGTGTAGGTTGTAATAATCGCTCTCGTCAAGCGTCTGTAATGTCATGCTTGCAACCCTTCCTAAAAGCTAGTGGAGGGCGTGCGCCATGACTCGCACGCCCTCCGCCAACCTATCATCGGCGGCCATTCAAGTGGGAAAGGTCATCACATAACCACCGCCGTTACTAAGTATACCACACTTTTAGAACGCTGGCGGATTAGACTTGCCATCCCAAACACTTAAAAGTGAATATGCTTGATTATATCGTGTTGTGTATGGGCCGAACGGAAACGTGCTTAGAATGTTGTTTTTAAGCTGTGCGAGGTTCAATGCTTTCGGCACCTTTAGGGCGTTAGCGGGCGACTGGTGATATGCCGTTATCCAAAGAATTTGCATTTTCGCATCATTATACTCTTTGGGATAGCCCGCGTAGTCTTCCGCAAACTGCTTGCGTTGACCATCACGCGACTCACTGCGTGCCGCCCACGTGCGGAACGCGGCCGCTTCCGCTGAAGTGAGCGAACGCTTAAACGTACCACCCGACTCCATAAGCGCGGCGATCTCAGGTGCGGCGGTTCTGAACGCATTATATCCGGTTGGGTCGGCGGCTTTCATGGCGTTCAGCACTTGCAGGCGTCGCTCGAAACTCCATTGCGCAATGCCAATACCCTGCAAGTTGGCCGCTTCTACTGCATCCCACCGCAATCCAGCTTCCACAGCGCCAATAACATAGAGAGCATAAGAGTTCTCCGCCGACAAAGACACGGATGGATGCGCCTGCCCGTTGTCGCTGGACGGCTGCGATTGCGACGCCTTTTCCAAAAAATTATTAGCCGTCGTGCGGTAGAAAATGCGAGTCCGCGTTCCAGCGTTATCGCTTTCGTGCAAATAAAGATCGTCGCCTTGCCAGTGTATCCACGCGCCACCGCGCGCGGAGTCGGCGGAACCGTGGCTATTATCCCCCGTGGGGTTCTTTTCGGTGGACGTCGTGCCGCCACCTTCGCCTAGTGCCTTGGGGTGAAGGTAGCCTAGGAATGCGGTTAGGTCGAACGTCATGCGCTGTGCGGGGTTCGGGTTTTGAGACAACACGGTGATACGCCCGTTGTGCACGCCATTCTCCATTACGATGGAGACATGTGAGCCGGTATGTTGGCTTGAAAAATTCCAAAACGCCACATCCCCCTTCACCGGTACATAATCGGCTGGTTTCTTTTCAAAAATAGCAGCCATCTTAGAGTTAGTCGGAAACCTTGTGTAGTTTCCTTCGGCGTAGCCGGTTGGCGTGATGCAATCGGACACAGAAGCGCCGTACAAGTCCATGCAGTATTTAGCCCACAAGTCCCAGCACTGGGCACCGTACGCCCCGTCCATGTCCCAGTAGCGGCCTTGTGTCTGCTTAATCCAATCGTCAAAAGTAATAGCCATGCCACCATTATAGTGGCATGGCTATCGCTTAAAATAGTCTGTCAGCTCTCATAGAGAAATCCATCGGTTGGGCGTACCCTGATTTTCCAAGCGCTTTTGAAATTGCGGTTGACGCGTAGGTAGAGCCGGTATTTTTCGTCCGGCAGCGTGACGTTTTTGTTGTTGCCGGTGGTTATGTCGCCATTCTGCCCATTAGAGTAGGCCCAAATGATGCGTGCATGGTCTTTGTCGAGGACGAAGGACGCATGCACGGCGATACTATCACCATTGCCGACAGCGGGCGTCTTGGTATCGGTCGAGTCAAACGGCACCGTGTCTCTATTGTCTTGATAGAAACCGCCGAAGGTGGCACCATTACGTCGTACGCCCGCGATAATGCCAACTTGCCCAGCCTTCTTATTATCCTCCCACGGCTCGATATCGGTAGCTTCCTTGACTGCCACGACTGCGATATTGCGTGTATCCCCAGCCGTACCGGTCTGCACGCGTGACATAAAACCTTCGAGGTCGATCGACACCGGCAAAGTCACCTGTCCAACCTCAACAAGCTCAACCGCCATCTGTCCGTCAGCGTCACCGAGCTGGAACAGTCCGTCCGGCGCAAGATACGTGCTTTTAGCCCTGTCCGCGTCCGAAACGTCAACATACGCTTGCTGCCCATACGCTTGGAACCGTGTCGGACGAATAAAAGTATTTTCGCCGGTGCTGAACGGCGTGAAGTTGCGACACATCTGCTTTGTCGCATAATCCGGCCAATTGGACGTGATACCATCAACGCCGAGCGCGGTAACACGCTCATACGCAACGGGGTCATTAATAAGCCACGGATTAATTTTGACGCCAGCCGTGTGCGCGGCGTTGACCATTGTCGACGTCAGTTTGTCTTCTCGCGGATTGCCGCAGAAAATGCCTGCATTTTTCATGTCAGTCCAAGAGTGCGGCATGGCGTCCACATCCCAAGTGTACGACACGTATTTCACACCCCCTTGTACGGCGCGGACGCATTGTTCCCAGCTGAACGAAGTCAATTCATGAATTGCGGTTGCGTTATACTTGCGCAATAATTCCAGCATTGCGTCGGTGGTGGCGTCGTTCAACGACTTGATTTCAAAATCGACGGGACTATCCCCCACGGCCTGTAACACCTGTTCCATGCTCACCGGCTTGCCGGTGTCGCCACCATGCACTTTCGCCTTAACCTCGCGACTCATAAAGTCCTTGTAGGTGATGGAGGATACGTTAGCGGCCGTTCCCGTCATGGTGCGGGCGGTAGAGGTGTCGTGCAGGATTACGGGCACGCCGTCAGACGTGAGTTGCACGTCGATTTCAGGGATATACCCATGCCGCACTGCCCACATAATACCATCCATCGTGTTTTCGGGAAAACGGTAGGAACCGCGGTGCGCGTGGATAATAAAGTGGGAGTCAAGCTTACTGTCCACACGTGCGTTCGCAAGTTCGTCCACTTTGGTGGCGGTGTTGTCCAGTTTGGTTTTTTGCGCCATGGCATTAACGGTTGAGCCTGCTCCAAGTGCGGTGAGAATTGTCTTATTGTTGTCGGCCTTGCCTATGGCGGTCATTGCGTCCGCTCCCGCCTTATTCCATTTGGTCTTCGAGGCGGTGGCGTTCGCCGTGTTGTCGGCTCCCAACGCGGCGAGAATCGCCGTGTTGGAATCGGCTTTATTTGCCGCTGCTGTTGCGGCGGCGGTTGCGGCAGCGGCGTCAGAGATTGATTTATTCCACTTGGTCTTCGAGGCGGTGGCGCTATCGACAGTATTATCGCCAATCAGCGCCTTCATCACTTCCTCGTCATGCGCTTCACGCGACTCAACACCTTCGATTCGGGTAAGGTGCTTTTCGAGCGCATTATCAATAGTGTGCATGGAGCCGTTGTAGCCGTCCCTTAAATCGGCCGGGTCATTGTCGCCATACAGATTAAGTCCGTAATTGTCGGTTTTGCTGTATACGGTAGCCATTGTCTAGTCCTTTTTTTCTCGAATTTGAGTATTGAGCTGGTTTAGAATCTGGTCTATCATGCGCATGGCTCTGTTGAACCCGTCGCGCATGTCCATCGGTGTCGCGTCATTGTAAAGCGGTAGTCCAAAATGTCCCGTCACACCGTATGCGGCGGAGTCCACCGGCGTGGTCTGCTGTCTGTCCGCCATGTCCATCACTCTCCCGAAGCAGTGGTGGAAACGAACGGCAAACCTTCCGCGGTGACCTTCGTATCATTAAGGTTTTTGACGGTGAACTGGCCGCCACCGGTTGCTGGAACACGATTGAGAAAATGATTAAGCGCGGTGCCGAGCGCATTGGCGTTCGCGGCGCTCAGTCCAAGAGCGGTGGCGAACGCCGTCAAACCCTCGGGAAGGCTTTCCGGTGTCGGGATTGCGTCAATCCTGTCCGACTGCGTTTTCAACGTCGTATCAAGAATGTCCATTGAGCGATTGTATTGCCCCTCAAGGTTAGGCGCGTCCGTCGCGTCATACTTTTCAAGATTATAATTGGGGGTTTTGCTGGTCATTTGCCGTAATCCTTCCTATTATTTTGCGGTTTTCATAAAATTGTTGACCACTACACCGTTGGCAAGGTTCTCAACCGATAGCGGGCTGACGAGTTCACCGTCATCCACGTGTATGTCGCGCGGCGTAATACGCGGCTCGTTGTTGTGAAAAATGGTTTTGTTGCCAAGCACCGCGAACTCCAAGCACGTGTGCGCGGCGGCCATTGGCGTGGATAGTTGTGCCATTTGATTTACGCGCGCGCCGAAAACAGCAAGCTCACGGTACATGTCGCGGTTAGTGTTTTTCGAGTCCTCGTGCTTACCACGTGTCGGGTTATAGGTAAGAGCACTGTCCTCGTATTGCCCGACTTGCTTTTCCAAATCATCCAAGGTTTTATCGATGCGCTCGAACTGTTCGTTAAAACCGGCTATCAGCTGTTTGATGGCTTCGACGTCCGCGTTTTCATCTTTGGCGAGATTGTCGAGCTGTTCGCGCAATTCGTCCACATGTTCGGCCACCTCCTGCACGTAACCGAGCACGGTCAACGTGTCGCGGTACGAAAAAGGCTGAACCGTTGTGAAATAGCGCTGCCGCGGGTCAATGTCAAGCGGCGCGGCGCATAGGTTTACTCCGTTCATAATCCTCCAATCTGTCAATGTCAAGTATACTCTAATGGCCGAGGTTATAAGCGAGACTCGTACTGTAAAGCTGCGGGACGTTGGTCATGTTGTCGCCACTGCCCCACATTCCTAAAAAGAGGTTTTCGAGTGAGTTGACCACCATCATGTCGACGTTAAGCATGGTATTACGCCAATCCTGCAATAATTGAGATTGCGAACCGCTGGTGCCGATCGTATGCGACATACTGTTGCCTTTGTCGGACGAATGCGAAAAATCGGTGTTGCTAGTACTGGACGCGGTGGTGCTACTGTCCTGCTGAGTGGCGGTATGCGTGTTGCCGGTAGAGTCCGTTTGGCTTGCGCTGGTGGCAAATTGTTTGAAGTCATCGATACGCGTTTGCGGAAATTCGGAATTAAACGTCATGCTGGAATTGTCGGCGGTGGTGTCGGACGTGCTGTTCGCCGTTGACTTATTGGATTGAGTGCCGGAAGACTTGCCACTGGACTCGTTGACGCTCGTAGAGTCCATTTCCTGCCGAATGTCCGAGGTAATAAACGGGTCAAACTTGCGTTGTGCAGACAAATAGAGTTGGTTGAAATAGTCCATTTGTTCGCGCATTGTCCTGCCTAGATAAAAAATGAACATTTGTGGCGTTTCGCTGCCGATTTCACGTAATGCGTAGTGTGCCACGATTTTTTCGTTCAATTTCTCTCTATATTTTTCGTCAAAAATCGGGTAATATCGCGCACTTAAATGCAGTTTTTCGTCAGTGTCGAAACCGCGTGCAATCAGATTGCCAAGCGTCAACGTATAATCCGCCATACTGTCTTTGACGGCGTACATGCTCAAATCCTGCGCCATTATTCTTCCTCCTTGTTTCCGTCAACGTCCAAGAGTCCGCCACTTGTGGTGTCGTTCCATTCAATTCCGACAGGATGCCCCGAGTCAGCCATTTGCGGCCACAGCCGGTTAATCGTATCGCATGCTTGCTGTCGAGCCTTGAGATAACTCAGACGAAAAACGTTGGTACGCGAGTTGCCTGCCGTCACTTCCGACTCAAGCAGACGTTCCTTCTTTTCCGTCGTGCTGTTATCGATACCGAGGTAATTAACAAGCTCGTTCCAAATCTGCGTTTTTGTGGTAATGATTTTATCCGCTAAGAAGGGGGACATGTTAGGGAACGTCTGAAACATTCCGGTAATGTCGGCGGTATCGTAGACGTAGATGTATGGATCTCCGTCTTCCCTCGCTTTCACGAGGTTTTGGGCGGTGAGCTTGTTGGTTTCGGACGTGGCGATAATCAACGGCACTGAAATGTTGTCAAGGTTGACGTCCAGCGCGCGGTCGGCAATCGCCAATCGCGTCGCGTAATTCCACATGACATCAATCATGGTGCAACGCAATTGATTGTCCCAGATCGGAACACACTGCTTCGAGCCAATCTGAGGATGGCTGTAATTCGTGGCGACGGGCTGGAATAACGTCGGATTGTTATAGTTGTTGACTCCGCCGATGTTGCCGGACGTGACCATAAAACGATGGACTCCCCTACGTTTGTCTGGGAAAAAGAGGGCCAAACCGTTTTCAAACAGAGTCAGTTCCAAATATCGCTCGTCAATATAGGAAGGCAAATTAATCCACTTGAAACGTGACACCGCCAGCATTTCAATCAATTTCATGTACTGGCTAATCCGCAAGCTTTGGCGCATTTCAGGCAGATTCAGATTGCCCCACATCGAGCCAAGCACGCTCTGGTTATCCCAATGCGCGGCTTTACGCGCGTTATTGCGTTTACCCATAATCACCGTCCTAAAAAATAATGGAGAAAGCTTAATATGCCTTCTCCATTATATATGTCAGTACGCGATACCACTGAGCGGCACGTTGTCCGCATAATCAGTGACACCGATTTTGTCTGGGTCAGTCCATACTGTCACGCCCGACTCAAAAATACCCTTAACAGTCAGTCGGTATTCTTCCGGACATGTCGAGCTGCGAACGTACAGTTCATGGAGTTTCCAATATGTAAAATTGGACATTGCCATGAGATTTTCCGGCAGCTTCATAAACCTTTGCACGTAATAGCCGTATCGTAGCCACACTTCGCCAATGGAGCGCATGGCGGCCGGTGGTATCTGCCGGAAGCGTACCATGACACCAATAAGCCCGTTCGCAAGGTTAAAAGCGTCTCCGCCCAAAGCGCCCGACGTGGTAGGGGGTACTGTTTGCGTCTGTTGCACTTGGGCGTTGATGCCAGCAATGGTGTTTTCGTAATCGCCTTGCGCCGTCGCTTGCGCTAACTGCTTGTTCATGTCCGCGAACTGCATAGTCTGCTGGTTGGACAGATTGGTTTGTGCGAGACTGTAAGCGTTGGCCTGTGAGGTGCTTGCGTTGTTGGTGGTTTGCGTGTTCGCAAGTTGCTGATTTGCCGTCGAAACGTTGTTATCATAGGTCATTTGGTTTGTCCATGCGCCGATTGCGGTGCCTGCGATGGCTCCGGCCACGCCGCCGATATTGCCCGCGACGGCTGAGCCAACGGCGTTCGCCACGCCCGAGCCGATAGTGTTCAACTGTGACATTTGGTTGCTGAAGCCGAGGTTTTTCAGCGTTAAATCGGTGCTCATCTGTGCAGACTGGTTGCTGATAGCATTCATGGCGTTACGGTTCGACGTGCCGAGCCGGTTTTGTGCACTCGCGTACTGTGTGCCGAGTTGCGCTTGCGCGTAGGCGTTGTTGATGCCCATTTGCGTTTTCTGCTGTGACCAATCGGCCGACTGTTGCGCATACGCCCTCGTGTAGGCGCTGTTAGCCAAGGCCAAGGCACTACCATTGTTTACTGTCATGAAGGTGGGGAAATTGGTGATGCCGAAACTTGCGTTGAGCATTTCGCCGGAGTCAATCGGCAATCCGGAGTCGTTCGGCAACGGCGACTGTTCGCTGACATTACCTGCGTCGTATCCGCGCGGATAAAAATTAAGTCGCGGAGAAGGTGGAGCATAGTCCCACGACTCCCGGATAGTCAAGTCAGCACTCGGAATCTGCTCAGGATTGTAGGTAATCACAGTGCCGTTAAGACAAGAACACTCCAGTATCGCATATGGTGCAGTGCGGAATTTTTGGAGATACTTGTACCGTTCCGGTAGCCTGAAATTATCACGAAAATTTGCAATGTGGATGATGTCGGCGTAGCGACTTCTGGCGTCATTATGCCGTATCTCAAGCCGGTAGCAGTCACCGCGCCAGTCAATCATATGATTGAAAAACACGCCCGGCTTGCTTTGGTTTTTCAACAACGCTTCCGGAAGCTGAGGAATGGCATAGATACCACAAATGCCCTGCGTTACCCAAGGATACTCAGCACCCGCCCCCATAACAGCGAGGAAGTCCAAGGCGTCCGAAAAATAGTATAAAGCAGTGCCGTTCGTATGGTTTTCAAAAGCGCTGCCGTCCGCGCACGTGGTTTTCGGTGCGATCGCCGTGCCGGGGTCAGTGTCCAGCTTTGTGGTTGACGCCACCAACACACCAAAAGTGGTGTAGCCGTTTGTCTCGCCAATCAGACTTTTATACTGCTGTCCGGTAACCACCATGGCCTTGCCGGTATCGAGTCCTTCAGGCAAGTCCAGATAGGTGCGTCCGTAATCTTTCCAAGCGTTCTCGTTCGCAACTCCGATATGCCCGCGTTCCACATACGCGTTACCGAGCTGGATATCATGCTGGAAACTCTGCCACACGTCAAGCTGGATGTTCAGCTGTGTGGTGTTGGCGTTGATATAGTCGCACGTCTGGACGAAATAATACCAACTGCGAGGGGTGTCAAAATCGTAGTCGTTCGTCGCAACAAGGTAGTTGTATTTCGACGCTTGCGCGAACGGCACCGGCAGCCGTACCGGAAGGCCATATTTCGCCATCGTGCAGTTCGTGAACTCGATGCCGTCCAAACCGTCGAAATACTCTTTCTGGGCTCGCCTATCCCATTTCACAATGTCTCTGTACCCCATATCCCACGGCACGTTACACAATTTAAAACGTGTGTTCGGCGTCCATTTTGCGTACGAAAAATTAATAGGCAAATCGTTTGCGCTCATAAATCCTCCTAAAAATAAAATAGGCGTGGATAAAAGTCTATCCACACCTATTTTACCGGTTAGCCGTCATCACTATGCGGTGACGGTGACTTGTGCCGTTCCGGCGGCCTCCGCGAACTTCGCAGTGACGTTGGCGGTGCCAGCTGTAGTTCCGGTCAACACTCCGTTAGGGGTGATGGCTGCGTTCTTGTCCACAGTCCACAGTGCGAGGTTGGTCACGTCCGCGGTGTTGCCGTCCGTCTTGGTGGCAATCGCCTTAAGCGCTACATGCCCATTGACCTTGACCGACTTTTCACCCTGGATCTCAATAGACTCGATGGCTCCGGCTTTCCAACCGCCCATCCATGCGCCAACCACCGGCACGGACAGTGCGGCGGAAACCGTCTGGTCGATTTCAGGACGCGCGGGGTCGATATATGTTGCCTGAGCCGTGACTTCCAGCACTTCGGCGGTTTCGTCAAGACCACAACGCAAAATCCCGTCATTGTCAATCGAGGTGAACTGTGAAGTGGCGCCCTCAAGCGTGTACTTGATGCCAACCGGCTGGAACGACGCCTCAGCCTTGTTTGCGCTGGAAATGACGGACTCAACCTGCACCAAGTCACCACGCGACACGTTTTGGGGGGTGATGGCGGACTGTCCATACTTGCGCACGCGCAAGGTAAACTCGGGCTTCGAGGTGGTGAGCGTGTCCGGCAGAGTCACGGACTCGTTGGAACCTTCGCCCGTCCAGAACAAAATTGCGTTGGCAAAAGGATTAGGAGTAATGGAACCACGATGCTTATAGAAAATGTTGCGCGTCCCATCAATCGGATTAACTGGGCTGTTCGTCGTCTCCAGCATTTCGTCCCAGCAGAAGAAGAAGTCTTCCGTGGTCAGAACTGCTTGCACCTTTCCAGCCGCACCGCCGATACCGAACATATCCTCAGGAATCGGAATGATACGATACGGCACGTTGACCTTATCGATATTGAACGCTGCGGCGAGGGCTTCGACGTTAAGCGCGGCGATAACCTGCGGAGTGGCAAAGAGAATGGCTTCCGAATCACGCCACGGAGTCACCCACGACATCGCATTATATCGCGGCATGGCGCTCATTGGCGACGCCTTCAATTCGTTCGCCACCTGCTGGATAAGACGCAGTAGTCCCTTCGCGTCCGCTTCCGTCGAGTCGGCCTTACCAACGTCGGGGGTATGCACGCGGTAGAAGCCACCCTTACGCGCGTACTCCGCGAACGTCTGCGTCTTCATGAGGTACATATCGTTTCTATCCGAGAGGATAGGGGCGTTCATAATTTCGCTGATATAATCCGACATGCCGCTTTCTCCGTCGAAAGCCGTCAGCAAGGCGTCTTCCGGAATGGTCACGGGGTAATAGTGGTCGAAAGTCAGGGGGTGGAACACCGAAGCAGTCGGAAGCGAGTAACGGCCGTAAACGTCGTCGCCAAGGTACTCTTTGTTGAAGTTGCGGGTGCGTGCCTTGACCAAGCCGACCGCAGCCTGCTCGTAGGTGGAGCCGTAGCGCTTGAGAGTGCGCGGCGAACCAATGAGCTTAAGCGGGTCATCCCAGTCCGCATGTTGGATGTAAAGGCCGATAAGTCGCTGAATGAGCACCCCCGTGAACTCGTCGCGCAGGTAAGGAAAGTTGCGCATGGTATCCACGGCGTTGCGGATATTACCCTGCGTCGCGCTCGGGATGCGGGTCTGGAACTGCGGTGAGGTGGCATTGCGAACGGCGTTGAAGATCTCAACGTCACCTTTACCGGCCAGTGGTCGAATATTAGACATTATGTTATCTCCTAACTATTTTAGTCAAACAAGTCTTCGATGGACTCTTCTTTATCATCGCCGTCACCGTCGTTATCAGACGGTGCTGGGTCATTGTAGCCGAGCGTGTCCATCATGGCCTTCAATGCAGCCAATTCCTTTTCAATCGCGTCAAGTCGTGCGGAAACGTCCGGCTCCTGCTTCGGTTCCGGTTCCGGTTCCGGTTCTTTCGGCTTAACCTCGTCATCCACGGTTTCCGTCTGCCGTTCCTCTTCGGTCGGCGGCGGAGTAGTGGTTTCCTCTCCGTCGGTATTTGTGTCTGCCATGCAAAACTCCTTACGATTGGCAATGTTTCCATTAAAATTATATCATGCCGCAAGAAAATAAAATGGCCCCGCAATCACGCGGGGCCTAACTGTCCTATGCGAGCATCAAGTCGAAAATCGTAGGGCACTACCGCCACAGTAGCGACTCCATAGTCGGCGGCATTCTCAGCCGTAGCGGCCCGACTCATGTTGCTCCCAGTCGAAAATCAATGCTCAAGAAGACAGGGATATTATAACACAACCATTGTGCCGTAATCATCCATGACTTGCGTTCCATGCCTAAACTCCTCATAGGGGATAGGCTGGGAAAACATGTTTCCAGCCATGCACACATCCACTTCACCGTCATCTCGCCATCCTTGATACCTGTTCATGCCGAGAATGGTCAGCCGGTCGTATTTCGCGGCGATCTTCCACTTGCCCAATTCGGTGGGATGGATGTCACATGATTCCACCGGCTCCCAGCCACTCAAAATACAACCGTCCGTATTCGCGTACAACAGTCTGTCGGCGTTCGCACGGCAGACGTCCATAAGCTTTCGGCGGGCATAAGCGTTGACCCAAACAGGGATGGGAAGATAGTCGGTTTTCAGATTCGACTCTTCACGTTGCGCGACATCCCAGTCCAAGGTAACACCGTCTTTAGAGGTTGGCAGCATGACGGCGCCTTTTGGCAGACTCGCCATTTTACCTACGAGCGCGTTCATAATCAGTTTCGCCATCTGCCGTTCCTCGCCAGTCGCCCGCTGTTTCAAGTCTCCCCATTCGTCGATAAACGAACGGAAAAAGCCCTTGGAGCGGCGGAATTTCCACCCCCTAACATACTTGTAGACGCTCACGTCATAATTCTCACAAAGCAGTTCTTGGTCAATATCAGTGAGCACGCGCGTGATGTATCCACGAGTTGAGGTGAGACGGTTCAAACCGTACACGCTGCGGTTGTCCAACAAAAAGGGGTATCCGTTTGGCTTGAGTTCCGCGCGAAACGTGATTTCATCACAATGCAAAGGCATGTCATCATCCTGCCCATATTTTCCGTCGTATGGTTCCGGTTCACTCCACGGCAACCACTCGTCCCGCAATATGGACGGATACATGGAATTACAGTCAACGTCGATGGCCTTGCCATAAGTTCCCTCTTTGTCCAACATGAATCCGCCGATATAGGCATCATGCAATGACTTTTTAGTTTCGGATTCCAATTGTGGGAATTTGTCGTAATACCATTTCCACTCGCCGGACGCGAACGCCTCCATACTCGCACCGCCCGCCGTGATCTTGCACAGGCCACGATTATCATACTCACGCAAAATATTGAGTAGCTGGGCGTCGGTCATGGTAAGACGACAGTTTTCGCGCAAGAGATTGGAAATGTCAAAGAAGCGTGCCGAGTTTTCACGGTCGATACGCACCGTGAAGCTGAAGAACTTGCCTTTTTTCGACACTATCGCATCCCAGCTCAAGTCAGCATTATGCTCGTTGTGCGGGAGAGAGTGCACGACGTGCGCAATAAACGGGTCTAAAACGTCTGGATTAGCCACATAAATTGTGAGTTTGCCACTCGACATGATGGACGCCAACAGGCGGTTAGGGGCGATAATGTCACGTAGCACGGTGCCGTCCGTGAATCGTATGGCGTTATCCGCGCACCATAATCCAACTCTTTTATCTTGCGCAGTCATGGTACAACTTTCCTCGGTTGCTATCCGCTACTTTTCCAACGCGCCCGCTTCCGCCATCCACCTGTCAAACTGCTTGCGGGAACGCTGATAACCCTTGCTGTTATCACGGAATATCGACGTAAAACCGTGACGAACGGGGTCATATATCGTCCAGTCGAACACGATACGGGGGGCGTCCGTCATTTCGATGAACGCACGCTTTTGCGCGGCGGATAGGCTACGGAATCGTTTCAATCGTTTCGAGCCGAGCGTGGTAGCCAAAATTTTCTCGAACACCTCATAACGGCCACGACTCATGTATGATGGCCATTCATGCTCGCTGTACAAGTCTTTATTCTGCTTGCCCGTTTTCCGCTTTTTGGACGGCTTGCGTTTCTGCTCGGTGCGCAACCCCAATATTTCGGCGGCGTCGTGCATCTGCTCACGCAATTCATTACGGTGCCCGCTCTCCAATTGTGAGCGCACGAACGCTTCGTCACTCAGCACGTTCGTCATTTGTAGAAAATCGGTGAGTTTCGAGGGGATAATCTGGTTACGTCCGAAACCTTCGCCGGTGGTGCCGGTGATCTCAGCCACACGCTGATCGTACACGCTACGCTGTGGCATTGCCTGCGTCTTGTTCCATTCGTTGATTTTCCGTCGTGCCGCATTGATTTTCCGTTGCTGCTGCCTGAGCAGTTTACGTCGTTTCGCCACCGGTTCCGCCTGAATTTGCGCGTCCGAGATTGGCGTGCGGTTGGCGAACATGATGTCTTTTTTCGTCGGTTTCTCGACGGCGGTGGCATGGTATGGGGTTGCTTTCGCTTCCGCGATGGCCTGTTTCTTCTGCCGCTCCCATTCCTTACCCAGCGTTTTTGCAATGTTGACTAACTGTTGGTCTGCGGTTTTGGCGAGGTTTGAATGGGAGTAGGAACCGAGCTGTTTAATGTTACGTGCGGCGCGGGCTTGCGCGGCCTGACGTGCCTTGACATGCTTTTGCTTCCGAGACATATGGCACAGTCCTTAAGATGGCGAGAGCACCCAAGGGCTGGGTGCTCTCAATGAACGAACGCTACCTAACGATTATAGCAAGCTGCTCACTTGGCTTCCTCATCCACCGGCTCAATGCTGAAAAACTTGAAACCACGACGGGAACGACGTTCCACCACCTTGATGCACAGCGGCTCCGTCCAAGTATTCGGCGTGCCGAAGATACCGAACATGGTATTGAGTCCCGCGGCGAGAGTCGGTGAGGTTGCCGCGTACGCCTTGTTATCGTCGGTCACGATAATGACGCGCACGGTATTGGAGATCTCTCCCGTCTGGTCGTCCGTCACTTGCACGGCCTGAGCGACTGCGTTCGTCATATTCAGCGGCTCGTTGAGATGTTCATCTAGCTTTTCGGCGTTCTGCAATGCGCTATACAGCTTGATCTTGCCTTCGCGCGTCGAAGTGTCGATGAAGTGCTGGACGGTGCCGAGTTCGGTGTTTTCGGTGTTGAATGCAACGAGTGCGGTGTTGTTGTTGTTTTCCATTGTTTAACCTTTCCTAGATTGTTTTTGTTTTATTTTCAGGCTTATGCCTAAAATCTTTTATATCACACGCCCTCGTTATTTTCAACTTCGGCGTGTCGTTTTGTATGTTCTTCCGGCTTCCATTCTTGAGGTTCCTCAAAAGTGGCATACTTGTAAAAAGTTTCTTCATTCATTGAGACTTTTTGCGAAAAAATGTTGATGGAACGCGGGATGAAGTTCGGAAACAGTCTCTTCGCACGAATCGAATACGCGCGTGCATCCTTCAAGCGTCCATCGATAACGTGTTCGGCTTCCATGAAATCGCCATCCACCAATTCCATGCCCTTGAGCACGGCATAAACGCGCGTGCGGAAAATATCGGTTTTAGTTCTAGCCATATGTTCACTCTCCTTGTAAGATTTTTTGCAACTCACTGTCATTATATCGTTTTGTGTCCAGTCTGTCAAAATTTTTAAATACGGCGATAATCAGGTTTTGCGCTTGTGGAGTATCGAAAATCGTACAGCAATCGTACGACGTGCCGCCCTTGACGGCGCAGACGGCGCACCATGCAATCAGGTTAGGCGGATTGACGGAGCCGTCCAAATATTCCACGTCGAACGTGCGGGATAGGGCGGCGGCGAGTCCGTCCCACATGGTCAGACTGCCGCATATATAAGATACGGCAATCACCGCTTGCGTAAACCACTCACTAGGCGCTTCACGCCACAGCTCGCACAGCATATTGACGGCACGACAGCACGTCTCATAGTCGCCATATCCAACGTCATACCGTTTTAGATTGAGTTCGCGAGTATGTCCACGCGTGGCTTTGATAATGCGAGGTGACTCCATAATAGCATCATCAAACTGGCGCATGCGATAGACAGGCGTTCTATCATTGCCACGGTTAAACATAACACCGTTCCTCAACCTTAAAATAGCTGATATTTTCCACATGAGAGCGGATAGCCGCCCAGCGTTTAATTAAGTCTGCCGCATCCTTATATGAGGGCGCGTAACCGACTTCGATAGGAGGTTTGTGCGCATCCCTCAAGTATGCGAGAGCGACAAAAGTGCTATACATGTCTCAAAACTCCAATTCATCAACAGAATCACTATCACCATACAGCCACATGTTCAGCCACACGTCAGGACGGGGGCACCGTTTCGGCGGATTGGTGGCGCTCCGCTTATGCTGACGGCCAGCCCAAAACGCACGCAAACGCCAATAACTATCAGCGTCCGGACACGTACCGCACACCCATGAGTGTACCCAACCGCGAAAATACATGGCTAATCCCTCTCCAATAAAGGCGTGCGGGCGATATCGATTGCGTCCAGCACGAGGGCCGCAACCTGAGTATTATCGGCCGCACTATACGACGCCACTGCGATGGCCGAACAAAGTCCGTTCGGCGAGTAAAACGCCACCCTATACCTCAGTTCATATGACGAAGAATGCGGACAATACCACAATCCAACCTCACCACCATGATACCGAGAAGAGAACGTGGCAACCTTCGTATCGCAATAAGCCATTTCAAAGCCCCTTTACAACAAAAACCAATACAACAATCACGCAAAACGCGAGCATAGCCAAAAAACAAAAGACGTCACGCATATCACGCGGCGCCTCGCAAAACACCGTAGCGGCCATCGTGAGAAACAGCACGGAAAGAATGCAGACGGCAACAATCATGCACACTATTATAACATCACCACCTATCAGGCTGTAACCGGTACCGCGCTCAAGCCCACAAACAAAGCAGCACACAAACACAACACAATTACAAAAAGAACAAGAAGCGAAATCTTCCAAATATCACACGGCCAAAGCTCCTCAGCCGTGAATACCATAAGGACAATAGCGGACAAACAACCGACGAAACCTGCCAAGCAAAGAAGAAACTGTATTACGCAAAACATAAGATCTCCTATATCATACCAAAAACGACGACAACACCAAAAACGCATACGCAGATAATGAGGACAGAAGCGAACATATCAATTCTCCTTTTCAACACGCTTGGCAAGCAAAAACGTAACCGGAGGTGTGTCCTTCACGAGCTTCATACGAGAGAGTGTGACATCATACTTGCCGGATACTTCTTTGCGAACGTGAGACTTAACACCTCGAAGAGTTCTGTTCTTCCCAATGTCCAGCATGTAAAAATCATCAATATCCGTGAAGAAAACAACAGCTGTCCTAGCCCACCAACTGATAACTATCACGGTATTCATTTTATTTGCCATCATCATTCTCCCCTCCTGTTGGCCTGATAGTAGTCAACGGAACCGTCCGTCCGCCAATACTTCAGGTTGGACAATTCCACGCCCGTCTCCCTACGCAATTCACGGCGCATGCGCTCCTTTGCGCCCTTGACGGTAACGACGTTACCCAACGAGAAATAGTGCGCGGTATTGTAGTCAATGAATGCCACTGTGATGGACTTGTTCCACCAATCAAACGAAACAACGGTGTTCATTTTATTTTCCTTTCCCTTGAACTTGATAACTACATCATAACACAAACAAAACAACGACACGCCCGAAAACAAAACAAAGCAAAAAAATAAAAGACAGCTACCGACCGGCCGATAGCTACGGTTACGTTACCGTAACTTAGTCAAACACAGATTGTTGTATATACAACCATTGACACAGTGTCAATAAAAAAAACGACACGCCCTAAATAAAAAAAACTTGACAGGCAAGCGCAAAAAAAATATAATAGAGGCTTAAACAAAACAAAGTAACAACGAGGTCACAGAACAAAAAAAAATAATACACAAATAAAAAAAACCACAAGGGAAAATCTTCACACAAGTCCACACCCCTCCC